AATCTAGTTTCTAAAGTTATGATACAGAATACAGTTCTAATCACGGAGAAAGTGGAGTTACATCTTCATATTATATTGGTAATAAAGAATTTAATATGATTCAAAATGCTGTATTTAATCCAATTGGCGATGCTTCATTATTTACTGGATCAATTCATCATTATGTATTTGGCATTAACTCTTCATTATCAAAGTTTGAAATTCAACAAAGACATAGACTTTATAAGAATTATGAAAAAAACAAAGTAGATGCTTTTATTGCTTCAGCATTACTTGTAAATCCTACAGTGTCAACTAACAAGAAAAAAGCATTAAAATTATTTTGGAATAATTTAATTAATGACCGTGCAAAAAATGGTATTGAGTTAGATAATAATTTTGATGTTGAAAGTTATAGTGTTACACATAAAATGCTAAATTCTTCAACAGAAGTAAATAATATTGATCTATCAAATACAAAAACACTTGTTTCATTGCCAGATGTTAAGGTAGTTCTGACTGAAAATGTAATGCTTTGGGGTCCTGGAAAGTCATTAGTAGAAGATACCTATGAAATGGCAGAAAATTTTGCTGGAAATGGTATTCAATGGAATTCAACTAGCCCAAGAAATCTAGACAGCATGTATCTTCCAAATATGACTGCAACTGGAAGAGATATTACTCAAAAATATATTACTGAAATCATTTCTGCAGCATTTATTGATCTTCCATTTAGTGGATTAAATTTAAACTCTGGTGACAGAATTTTATTAACAAACCAGTTTAATCCAAAGCATAATGGTATTTATACATTTAATGGAAATGGCAATTTGCTTGAAAGAACAACAGAAGCCTCATCCCCAAGCAATATTAATAATGGGATTATTAGAGTAAGTGATGGTTACTATAAAGATACAACTTGGGCTTTGAGATCAAATATTTCTTCTTTAGCAGATGCTCAAGAATGGGTTCAACTTGAATACCATCCAAATTCTGATAACTTTAATGCTCAACCAATATTTGAATCAAGATGGTTAGAAAATAACGCTGAAGAAAGATTTATTGATTTAGAGCAAGATTTAAATATTTCTAAATATGATCTTATTACTTTTATGAACTATCCAGAAACACATGAAGAAATAAAAGAACATTTTGTTGGATATGATGATTTTGAAATTAAAATTAAGTATGATAATTTTATTAAATCATTACAAAATGTTTGTGCTCAAGGTGCAAACCTTTATGTTTCAAGTCCAAAACTTGCTCAAGATTTAGGAATTGTTAAGCAATTTGAGTTCATTGATCAAGAAGTTGAAGTTGGAGATGGTCATTCTGCTGCGATTAATCCTTTTGAGCCAAACGAACCAGCCGAAAGATATTTTGATACCCATAGACAAAATCTTTATCACCTTGCAACAGAAGTTGCAGGGCTTACAAATAAGGAAACATACATCCTTACTGATTTTATTAACTATACACCTTCTGATGTAAACAATTTTGAACAATACCATGCAAAATATGCATATCGTCAACTTGGTTTAAAGGAAGGAAATGAATTTATTGTTCCAACTCTTTCTTTAAGAAATGTTGGAAATAATGAAGATCTTCCAGGATTTAAAACAAATCAAAGAAACATTGAACCAATTCCTGCTGTAAAACCATCAAATATTATTACTGGTACTGTCGTAACAAAATTTGCTAACACTCATTATCATGATGAACAAATTGCAGAAAATGAATATGATGACTATGCAACAACTATTGTTGTTCACAATAATCAATTGTTAAACGGACAAGCAATTACTGGAAAAATATTTGTCAATTGCATTGAGGATGCATATACAATGAGTCGTGAAGAATACAATAAGGCAATTATTCAGGTTATTCCACAAAATGAAATAAATGAATCTACTGCAACACGTGCTTGGCAGTACTCTACTTCAAGATTAAATAGAAGTCCAAGAAAAATTAATATAAGACAACTAACAGAATTTGGTCAAACAACACCAACAAATGGTGGTGGTGGTCCATTGATTCAAGCACCAACAAACTCTTCAAATGGAGTTATTAGATCTGAATCTGATAGAGGAAATATAAATTATCAATCTGATTTATACACAACAGAAGAAGAAGAAATCTATCCAATACAGGAAATCCCAGTACTAAGTATGACCTGGCTAGGTCTGCAATGGCTGGCGGAATAGGAAAGGAGTAAAAATGTTTACAACAACAACTCAAGTAAAGACAATAACAGGTAAGATTGCTAATGCTGCACTAATTGAAAGAGCACAATATGTAATAGAAGCCTACATTGGAAAATTTGAATCTGAGGTTACAGATACCACAGATTTGGAAATCTTAAAACGTGCAACGGCGTATCAAACTGCTTATATGTTAAATAATGAAGATATTGTTTTTGAACAAATGTCTGTATCAACTACTATGCAAAATGATGCTTCAACAACATTTAAGTCTAATGATACAACTTCTCCATTTATTGCGCCAATGGCAGTAATGATGTGTTCAAAGTTATCTTTTGTTAGATCACGATCAATCAAGACAGGTAAGATTACACCTACAATTTCTTATCCAGTTTGGACGACGGCATAATGAAAACATCAGGATTTCAAAGATATAAGTACACTGCTGATGTGTATAAGTTTGTTAGAGAAACTATTGGAGATACTAGTACTGTTAAATATTATTTTTCTGGTACCGTTTCACTTTTGGCAGGTGTTGACGCAACCCAAAGAATGATCATTAGATGTGAACAACCGTTTGAACTTGGAACAGTACTAAAAAACATTAAAGATGCTAACAATGAGGAAATTCTTGAAAATAGTGTTTGGCAGGTTAATAATTTACAGCCAATATTTAATGCTTTTAATACTGTTGAGAGTTACAGAATGGCTGCTACTAAGTATCAAGGCACGATCTGATGGCCTTTGGAGAAACCCCTCAAGCAATAATTAGAAGTGGTCTAGTTGAGGCTTTGCTTACAATGGAGGGCATGTGTGGAAATGCAGGTCAAACTGCTGTTTTTAATAATCATGTGGCTCCCGCTTTTCGTGAAAATGCCCAGGCAGACGTAGAATCAGGCTGGGAAGACGTAAATATAGGCGAATATATGGATTTTATGGGTGAGATTGTGGCTGAGGGCAATTCAATAATGGAGGCTACTTACGAGTACGCTCAAGAAGTACAGGCTGCCATAGATATGCTTCTTTGACACATCTTCCAGGGTTGTGGTACACTTATAGTACATAGAAAAGAGGCATTATGGATTTAAACATTTTGGTGGCTATCAGAGATGATAGAACACTACCCACAGGCTATCATAAATCAATTCTCTATGCCATTGCCAGCAGGGGAGATAAAGCATATCCAAATCAGTCCCAGTTAATGAGGGATAGTGGTATTGGTAGTCGCAATACTCTAGTCAAAACACTACAAGAACTAGAGACTTTGGGATGGCTAAAAATAACAAAAGCAAGGCATGGAAAGAACAAATATTGGAACAATCGCTACCAGGTCGTTGTACCAGATCTGATACATGATGTAGTCAAATCTGACGAAGAGGTAGTCAAATCCGATACACTAAAGATAAATAAATACAAAGTAAATACACATAAGGAAATCAATAAAGAATCAAGAGAAGGTTGGATTCATTCAACTCTCTCTGATTGGATACAGACCGCATAGCGGTCATATATAGGGAGTAGAGAATGAATAAAGAATACGAGATAGTTTATTGCAAAGAATGTAACGCAGTAAAAATCACAGATGAGGACAGAAATTGCCTAATTTGCAACGGTACATCCGAATTAATAGGCTTTGAACACAAAGTAATACAAGACATACTAGAAGTAGAACAAACAACGGAGGAAAACAATGGGTAAGGCATCAGGATCACTTGATAGAAGAGTTTGTCCATGTGGCAAATTAAGTAGAAATGCTGGAAGAGATAGTAGTGGAAATACAAGATGGGGAGTACTTTGTTCTGGCTGTCATTCAGCATATAAAAAAGACAAGGTTTTATATTGTCAAAGACCAGGTTGTGGTTTTATAGCAGAACACTCTGTACAAATTCATATTGATCACAAAGATGGCAATAAGCATAACAATAAAGATGAGAATCTTTGGTCTTTATGTGCAAACTGTCATGCACTTAAAACATACGTTAACGAAGAATGGACAAATCGCTATGCTATATAAATGTACACATTGTAAGATTGATAAGCCAGAGTCTGACTATCATAGAGCATCAAGAATCAAGAGAGGCTTTGCCTATTACTGCAAGGTATGCCAAAACGGTATGACAAAGAAGAAGAGACAAAGCAGAATAGAGAACGGTCCAACAGTAATAAGAGAATCTAAGGTTTGTTTTAGATGTAAGAATCTAAAGCCAATGTCTCAGTTTCCTAAGAACATTGGATCTGCTGATGGTTACACAAGTTACTGCAAACCATGTTGGGTAACAATTACTCAAAAGTCACAAGCAAAACATAAGAAGATCTGATATACTTATAGTACCGAAATCACCTCCAAGTGTTTTGGTCTACTCATAGTTGGGTAGGAGATTTTTAAGATGCCTCTTTTTTGTCTCCTACCCTTCTTTATAACTGAGAATTGCAATGATGTACAAACTAGGTTAAAATTGGACGGTAGAGAGAAGATATGATCTTATTCCCATATGCAAGAGACATAATGTTCTATGATGGAGAACTATCATTCACATTACAGTTCTTTGATAGCGTAAAGAATACAGACATAGAGATTAAGATTGGTTTGGATGAGGATTTGGCTAATACAATCCAAAGCCTGATGGATCAGAAAGAAGAGGTTTGATGATATATATGCCTGCAGCATACCAGAGATGCGCCGTAAAATCAAATATCCAAACCTTCATAGGAGGAATATATGGGATATAGACAGTTTACTGAAGAACAAATTACAGAATTTATAGAGACAGCAAAAGAAATGGGTATTGGCCCAACACTTAGATATCTGCAATATCCAAAGTCATATCATACAGCCAAGAAGTGGTTTGTAGAGAGAGGTTTGGATATGCCTACTATTGATACCCTCGCAAAAATGGCGGGAGATCTAAGAGTATTCTATTCTGATAAAGAAAAACTAATAGCGGCACAAGCAGTATTAGATAGATGTGTAGAAGCCCTAATGCAAGATGCTCTTGATAGTGATGGTTTGAACAAATTAGCAAATGCTGTACATAAGGCTATTCAAACAATCAATTTGATAGAAGGCAAATCAACTGTTATCAATGAGAATAGACAAAAGGATGGACAAGACTTGGCTATCATTGATTTGTTAAATGAAGCAAAGGCTCGTAATGAAGCAATGAGAAATAAAGGTTTGGTAAAAGAAGGTTTGACAAATGAGGTTTGATATGGTAAATAAAATGTTTGGCATGGGGGTACCCAGTCCTAAACGATTTTTCTTTTTCTATTTTTTGCTGTCTGCAAACAATATTTCCCACAAATCTGAATATGGGTATGTAATATAATGACACCAGAAGTAATTGGAGCATTCGCCTCAGCCCTAGTATTGGTTCTTGGATCATTTTTTGCATTTACCAAATGGGTAATATCTAAATTTTTATCAGAACTTCGCCCTAATGGTGGTGGAAGCATCAAGGATAAAGTTGAGGTTAATAGTAAGAAACTAGAAAAAATTGAAGAACGGGTAGACCATATCTATGAGATTTTGGCAAAGAGGGATAAATGAATTGGAAAATAGTAAAAGAAACATACGAGTGTCCAACTGGGTTTGCTATAGTTTCTACTGATGGCAAATTTGATTCTTGTCACTTTACAAGAGACGCAGCAGTAAGAAGAGTAGAAATGTTATACAAAATGAGGGGTGTAAGTGAAAGCAACTGATATATTGGAAACTGTTCCGCTTGAACTTTTGACATTTTCTGAGGGCCGTAGAGAACTAACCAAGTATGACCCTATGCTTTTTGCTTTAACCTATCTGCCTCATCACTTGATGAACGCTCATGGAGAAATAACACTATCTGAATTCCATACAGATCTAGCAGAATATGGAAAATCATGGATTCATAAGCCTCAAACACCGAAGGAGAATAGAGATGCTTTTATCGCCCCTAGAGAATGTGGCAAATCAACCTGGATCTTCCTTATTTTACCTATGTGGGCTGCTGCTCATGGTCATGTTAAATTTATCGCAGCCTTTTCAGACGCTGCTTCCCAGGCCGAAACCCATCTTATGTCATTTAAAAACGAACTTGAGACGAATGAATATCTTATTGAAGATTATCCAGAACTGTGCAAACCAAAAATCGTTGCTTCTTCAGGTCGTGCTATGGCTTCTAATTCTTGGCGCATTATCCAATCCAATGATTTCATTTTTGATGCTAATGGTATTGATACTAACTCGTTAGGTAAGAAGGTGTTTGGACAACGCCCAGACCTCATTATTCTTGATGATATTGAAAAGGGCGAAAAGAACTACTCTGAATACCAGGCAGGCCAGCAGAAAAACACTGTATTTGATGATATTGCCCCTATGAATATCTATGCTCGTATGATTTTTGTGGGAACTACCACAATGCCTAATTCTGTGATGGATCAATTCCGTAAATACGGCGAAGGATACGATGATCCTGAATTAAACTGGATTAAAGACCAGAATGTAAATGTCCACTATTATCCAGCCATAATGCAAAATGACAATGGCTCAGAACGCTCTGTTTGGCCTGAGAAATGGCCTTTAACTTGGCTTGAGTCACAGCGTCATCTTCGTGATTTTGCTAAAAACTACATGAATCGCCCAGTTAATACAGATGGTACATTCTGGACAAATGAGGACATTGTTATTCAAGAGATTGAAGATTATGGAAACACTATAATTTCTATTGACCCAGCAGTAACAAAGGGTAAGGTTTCTGACTATACAGGAATTGCTGTGTTGTCAAGAGGAAGAGATGATCTTGGAAAAGATGCCATCTATGTAAGACACGCAGAACAAGTAAAGATGTCTCCGTCAGAAATTGCTGACAGAGTAGAATACCTAGTGGAGAATTTTGATGTCGGAGTTCTCTATGTGGAAGTAAACCAGGGTGGTGATCTTTGGAAAGATGTATTTAAGAAGGTCCCCGCTAAATATCGCTCAAAGTCTCAAAGTCTATCAAAGCAGATTCGTGCTGGCAAGGCTTTGAATTTCTACCAACAAGGAAAAGTCAGACATACTGAACATTTCCCTATTTTGGAAGAACAAATGTGGTCTTTTCCAAAAGTATCACACGAAGACGTATTGGATGCTGTTGTTTCTGGCATTTTGTACTTTTTAGATAACAAAGCAGTAAAACTAGAAACAAAACAATTTAATTATTTAAGGAGACAACATGTCTGATATTAAAAAAGCAATAGATACAATCGTAGATCGCAGACGACACTACGAAATCGCAGAAAATTATTATGAGGGGCTAAATCCAGAAGTTTTTACAAATGATTCTTGGCTAAAGATGTTTAGAATTGATAATAAGCACTTTAGATTTAACTTTGCTAAAACTGTAGTTGATTCTGTTTCAAACAGACTAGAAATCGCTAATATTCTTGGCGTAACAGAAGAAGCCAACGTAGAAATTAACAAAATTTGGGAAAAAAATGATCTGAAACTAGATGCAAATGAAATCCACCGCAATTCTTTGATGTATGGTGACTCATATGCAATTGTTTGGACAGATGCAAACGGTGAAATCACAATTGATTACAACTCACCAATGACAACAATCATTATTTATGATGATGAGAACCCAAGAGTTAAGTCATTTGCTGCAAAAATGTGGGAAACAACAGATACTGAAGACAAGAAGATAACAAAACTTAACATGTACTACCCAGATCGCATTGAAAAGTATGCTGTTTATGGAGAAGTAATGAATGTTATTTCTGCTACAGGCTTTTTGCCTTACGAGGTTGTAGAAAATCCTTGGGGTGAAATTCCAGTATTCCATTTCCGTACAACTAAGCAATATGGTCGTCCAGAGCACCTAGATGCTTACGGACCACAGGATGCAATCAATAAAATGATGGCAACACACATGACAACAGTTGATTACCAGGGTGCACCACAAAGATATGCACTTGGCGGTAAGGGTAACTCTTCAGAATTTGAAGATTTTGATGAAACCGCAACAGATGCAGAAAATCTTGGAAAGTTAAAGAATGGACCAGGAGAACTTTGGTATCTTAAGGGAATTGATAAGGTTGGAGAATTTGCTCCAGCAGATCACAAGGTATTTACTGAGCCAGTGCGTGAATTCGTTCGCTCAATGGCATCAATCACAAATACACCGCTTCACTACTTTGAAAAGACAGGAAATGTTCCTTCAGGTGAAGCACTCCGTACAGCAGAAGCACCATTGATGAAGAAGGTTGAAGATCGTCAAGTTGCTTTTGGAAATGCATGGAGAGATATGTTTAGATTTGTACTTGCTATTGAAGGAATTAATTCTGATGTGCAGGTAAAGTGGCAAGCAGTTGAATCAATGGATAGCCTAGATGCTTGGGAAGTTGCAGTCAAAAAGCGTGTAGTAGGAGTATCTCTTGAGCAAGTTCTTGTTGAAATGGGTTATGATGCTGAAATCGCAGCACAAATTGCAGCGACAGAAGAATCATTAACTAGTTTATCTCAAAACACAAATACAAATAATGTAATGATGGAGTCCACAGGAGGACAAATTGGAAACTAATGAGCAGATAACAGAAGAAGTAACTATTGAAGATCCAAAGGCAGTTTTGGCTGCCTTGGATCGTGCTAAGGCTGATGCTAAAAAGTTCAGGGAAGAGAAAGAACAACTTGAAATTGATCTTAATAGCAAAGACCAGACTATTGCAGAATATAGCGGAAAACTCTTGAGAGAAAAGGTTATTCAGAAGATTTCTGAAGAAGGAATTAAGGATCCAAAGCGTATTCTTAAATTTATGAATCTTACTACTCTTGAATTTGATGAAAATCTTGAAGTTAAGGGGTTTGAAGATCAGTTCAATCAAATCAAACAGGATTTGCCTGAAATCTTTGATCCAAAACTTCGTGTTGGTGGACAGGCTGACGCTGGTGTAAAGGCTAGCGTTAGCACACAATATTCAGCAACACAACTTCAAGCAGCCAAAATTCTTGGGAAATTTTAAGAATAAAATGGTACAATTGTCCTATGCACTGTGAGTGGACGCTTACATTGCTCTCAGGATGAATTAGACGATTCACACTTTACAACTTAATACAAATTAACTATTCTTAAAGGAGAATAAAATGACAATTAGTCGCACAGACCTAACAGAGGCTAACGGCTACATCCTAGAAGAGCAAGGGTCAACTGTAATCCAGGACCTTATTGCGAACTCTGCTGTAGAACGTTTTGCCCGTCGTGAAGCAATGGCCTCACGTACAAAGTCAGTACCTCGTTTTGTTGGCGATGCACCAGTAGTGGTTGCAGAAGGTGCAGAAATTCCTGCATCAAACCCAACTCTTGATGAAATCGTATTGACAGCAAAGAAGTATGCACAACTTATCCACATCTCAGAAGAAGATGTAAATGACCAACTCGTAGATACACTTTCAGTGTACAAGCGTGAGTGGGCATCACGTTGGGCACGTAAGTTTGACAATGCTTGCCTTGGCGTAACAGCAGATGTTGATGGAGATGACGGACAGCCGTTCGGATCACTTTACAATGTTGTTACAGATTTCAATCTTGCAAGCAACATTATTACAACAGGTGGAGCAATGTCATACGATGACCTTAACTCAGCACTTGGTCTTGTAGAAGCATCATCAAAGTTTGATGCTGCTAACACAGTATGGATGGCTCACCCTAAGATGCTTAAGGAAATCCGTGGAATGGTCAAGGGTAACTCTGACCTCGTTCTACCAGATCCACTAGCAGGAACACCAGGATCACTCTTCGGATATCCTTTGGTTGTTTCATATGGTGCAGCAAAGTCTGCAGCAGCCACTGATAATCCTACAGGTAACCCACTTCTTATTGTTGGTAACCGTCAGATGCTTATCAATGGTGTTCGTGGTGGAGTAGAATCTGTCGTTTCTCGTGACGCAGAATTTGCAAGAGATGGTGTCGTTCTCAAGACTCGTATTCGTCGTGGATTTGCAGTAGCAGATGCAGGCGCATTCGCAATCGTTGAGAAGACAGCGTAAGGGGGTAACTGACAATGGCTTCTAAACTATACGGACAGTTCCTTTCACAGGCTCTTAATAAGGAGATTGACTGGGATACAGACACCATTAAGGTTGCTCTTCTCTCAAACTCTTACACACCAGATCAGGATGCACACAACTATCTAGATGATGTTGTGACATACGAAGTAACTGGCACAGGTTACACAGCAGGTGGAAACACTCTTGCTAACAAGACCAACACATACAATTCAGCAACAAACGTAATCGTTCTTGATGCTGATGACACAACTTGGTCTTCATCTACAATTACTGCTCGTTATGCAGTCATCTATGATGCCTCACCTTCAACTAACGCAACAAAGCCACTTATTGGTTATGTTGATTTTGGTTCAGATCAGTCATCATCAAATGGTAACTTCACAATTACCTGGGATGCTACAGGAATCGTAAGGATCACAGTAGCATAATGAACGCTAGAGTTGAAGCAGGTCCAATTACTGTTGGATTTACCGCAAATATAGTTGAGTCTGTCGTTAAGACGACAATCAAGACCGCTCACAAGTCTCTTGATTACTCAACATGGACCTGCTTCTCTCTTGCAACTCCTTCTGTTAATGGGCATAGCCTTTCAGGAGTTAATCCAGAATCAATTTTGACAGGAGGAATGACTACGCTAGCAATGGCGTAGTCTTTTTTTATGGGCGTATTAAAAAATAAAATTTTAAGTTATTCACCACAGCAATATTATCCAAACGATGCTGCATATACAGGAAGTACTTTAGCAAACTCTGGTTCTGGTGGAACAGCCTCATGGACAGTTTCTGCAACTGGACCTACTTTAAATGCAACAGGTGGTCCAGATGGATCTGGTTGCTGGCAGTTCAGTACTAATTCTGCATCTGAACAATATGTAAGAATATTTGGATCTACTTCATCTAACAATGTCTATGGCGGACTAATGGATGGAGATTATTCATCAGGCTTTTGGTTTAGAATTCCAACAACAATTACTGGATCTACTGAAACCAGCCTAAATATTGGAAGAATTGGTGGATCATCTTCAGTAAGTGTTTTGTCTATTGGACTTACTACATCTGCTGGCAAAATAACAATAAGCAATCCAACATATGCTCCAAGCACACGATATGACGATGGCTTATGGCATTACTATGCAGAAAGACATTATACTGATGGAACCAACTATTGGAAGCAAAGATTTGTAGATGGAACACAGATAGATATAACTGGAGTAACCTATAATGCTTCAACACTTTCATATCTTGAAATGGCAGACAATTCTATTGGTAATTCAACTGGAACTTTAACCTATATTGAAATTGCTCATATGTATCATGCACCATCTGCATCTATTGATGCAACTGCAATTTCAGAAATTTGGGCTGCTGGAACTATGCCTGCTTCAACAAACATCACAATTACAGAAACACCAGCAACAGCCTCAGCACTTCAAACAGAGCCAACAATTGCTGTAACTGCTGGAGATCATACTGAAATCACAACATCAATTCTTGTATCTGCAGAATTTCCATCTAACATCGTAGCCCTTGGACAAAAGAATGTAAACAACACTATTACTGATATTTTGACGGCATCAGTAGAAATGATCAACAATGTCACTATATCTACTGGAATTGATGAATCTTTCTCTGCCCTTGAAATGACAGCAACAGCATTATTGGTAGAACCAGTACTACCAGAAGGACCAATGAGTGCATCTGCAACTAGTGGCAATCATACAGTTTATGTAACACCAAATTATTATTCATTAGTTAAATCATTAAATCCAGTTGTATATCTATATGCAGACACAACAAGAGTGCCAACAAATAAGGGTTCTTGGGATACTGATTGGACAATAACTGCAGACAACAATGTCATACTTACAGACAGTACTGGCAAAATGGATGGGGTTGGATATGGTCAGTCTTGGACAACAAATGCAAATAATATTGGCACTGGCATACAGTTATATACTACAAGAACAACAGAACCATTTGATACAAGACTTACTGATTTATTTGCAACTGGTAATTTTACTTATGATTTTTGGTTTAATGATAACAATTTAACAAACTCTGGAAACTTTGTAATTACTGATCAAAGTGGAACATTTAGCATTAACGCAAACAATAATTCTATTACCGCTTTTACAGACAATGTATACAAAACATATCTTGCATATTATGATACTGGTGGTAATCCAGTTTACTATACTGGCGTTGGAGGTCCACCAAGTGAATTAACTGCAACTTTTGGTGAGATAGGAAATACATACAATAGAAATTCCTGGAACTATATTGCAGTTACTTGTGAAAATCTTGGTCCAAGTAGTGCTGGAATTAATGCAAAGTTTAGTCTTTGGATTAATGGAACCTTTATAAAAAGTGCTACATACAACTGGCAACATGACAATAATGGACAGGCTACCTATTCAAACTATATAAGAATTGATTCTGACGATCAAGCACCAATTTTTGATGAAATATCAATTTATCCAACGACACTAACAAATTCACAAATTGTTGCAAACTGGAATTTTATAAATAATTTAAGTCCACATTTTGTTTATTATGCTACTGCCTCAACTGTTAATGCTGAATCTGGAAACCACAATTATTTAATAACAAGTAATTCAAATATTGCAGCAACCCCAATTACTGCATCTGGCCTAATTGTTAATCCAACAGTAGTGGCTGCACAAAATATTGAATATTTGTCAGAAGCCCTAACTGCATCTGCTCAGCAAACTGATGCAATAGTTTATTGGGGTTGGACAATTTATGCAATACCAGCAACTGCTTATGCTGAAAGACCTGCAACATATTTCTTGAATGATGTTTATTATCAATATGTTCAAGCAAACATTGCTCCATATCGCTATGTAACTTTTGATGCAGCAGATGGTACATTTGATTATGGAACAGACAATGATTATTCAGTAATCCCTACAACCATTGGTGGAACAGTAGTCAATCCAGATCTTGGCATTAATGGTAAGTCTGTAAAAACTGCAGGTACATCATATATAACAGATGGAGTTATTCTTAATGAATCTGAATGGAATGATTCTTGGGGTACTGGACAAAATTCTTATCACTCATCATTCTGGTTCCAAAGAGCACAAGACGATGCATCAACAACTGGACTAAGAGTGTTATGGAATCTTAATGGTTATAAAGACAATCAGCATGTTGTTCTTTATCAATACCAGGGCAAGTTGCACATGCAATTTAATAATGGTTCTGGAACATGGATTGAACAAGATACTACAAACGGTATTGATCTATTTGATTATCAGCGCCACTTTGTTGTTATTGAGTTTGATCATACAAATGTAAATAACAATACAGTTAGACTTTATGTTGATGCAGTCCTTAAAATGACAGTTTCTCTTGGTATTTATACTGGCTCTACAACCAACGCAGAATCAGCAGATTCTGGTCCAAACAATGAAGCAAATAACCGTCCAAGATTGTCTGTTGGATGCTTAATTACTCCATTTGGATCAACAGCACTTCCAGTTGCTCCAACAAATACTAAATTAATTATTGATGAAGTCTATTGGGATAAGAATTCAATAACTCAAACACAGGTAACAAATCTTTATAATGCGATGCCAGATAAGAGTAATAAGACAATTACTGTTGATCCTTTTACTGCATCAGACGAGTTTGTAATGCCTGCATTTGTGACATCTTCCGTATTGTCTACAAGCCCTCTCACAGCCTCTGTAGAGGTCGTAGAGCCAGTAGTAACTGCTGACCGTGAAGTTGTATACAGTGCAACAGCCTATGCGGTTACAGCAGAATTTGCTGCTCCAATGATTTTTGAAAATAAGATAATTACATCTGATATATTTGTTGCAACGGCAACATTTAATAGTGCAGGTGTCGTTATTACAATTCCTGGTGGTCCAATGATTGCTACTATATCTTTAGTTAAACCATCATTAGTTAATAACGAACCAATTTCAACATTAACAGCATATGTTAAATATTTAAGAGCACAAAATTATTATGGAAATCAAATACATAGATTGGTGGAGGTAAAATAATGAAGGAACTTGATTTTAAATATGTAGAGGGATTTGAAGATAAAAATACTCCAGTTCAATTAGATGGCTTTGAAAAAGCAGTTCATAAAGGCCTTAAGGATAGATATATCTTTGATTTTTCTCAAAACATTTCTGAAATGTCAGCAAGTGAACCAAGTTCTGGAAACTTAAGACGTAGACATTATGGTTGGAAAAATTTAGCATATTGGGATAATGAACCATCTGATTTTGCAATTGGTGCTGCAGGTGGAGCAGAAATAATTTATAAAAACTTAGTCCCAATTGATAGTAATGGCTCATCAACAAAACCTAACCCAAATAGAGTCGATACTGTTTTAGAAGACTACGACTCTCCATATTGGGAGAACGATGCAATAATTTACCTTGATCAGAGACAAATTGGAACTTATGGTGATAGTGCTAATCCAAACTATTTAAAATATTTTAGATCTGGATATTTAGAATTATCTATTAAAACAAATAAGCAAAACTGTGTAATTGCTTATGGCTCTGCAAATGCTACATCTGGTGGCTTTGCTTCACAAACTACACTAAATGCTTCATCT